TAGATCCAGACTGGTCTGTTGCCAATGGCGTTGTCATCCTTGTTAAAGATGATACTGACATATTATTATCTCCTAGTTAATTTTATATGTACTCTTATTTATGACAAAAAAATAACTTCAAAATCACTACTTTTTTTCTGCTAGTTTTTTGTGCTGATAACTATCTTTTTTATGGTGAGAAAAATTAGTGAAAAAGATAAGAAAGTTTTGTTTATTTCGTAGACCCGATGGATGGTATCCACAATACGAAGATGACAACGGTAATAGATATATCTACCACAACAACCGTTATTACGATTCAGCAAAGATTCGTTTTTTACAGGATAATATAAATCGTGCTAATGCTAGAAACAACTATAATCCTAAATGGAAAAATGACTTACCTGTATGGTATATATACGAAATAGGTGAACAGCAAAACTGGTTATGTGCTATATCAAATGTTGAACTAAAATTCACACGGGGTGGTCATGAATTTCAAAACAAAAATGCTAATCCACGAAGTTGTGTTATAGACCGTATTGATCCTACTGAAACTTATCTAGAAGGGAATATTCAACTTCTTACTCATGCTATTAACACTTGGAAAAGTGATTGGACAAATAAAAATTTAGCACGTTATTCCGCAAAATTCTTAAAAATTCATTGTAAAAATAACAATATTGATTATGATTCCAACTTTTTAAGTCAATTTAACTAAATAAATTTTGATGTAACTTCAAAATACATCAAAAACCCTTGTAATCAAAGGTTAAAGTAGTCCGAAAAGACTACACAAATAAACTAATTTTAATAAGAGGAGAAACTTATGTTAAAACAAGTAGTAGGTTGGATCAATGAGGCAACCCAAGCAGGCGTGGCACTAATTGCACTAGCAATTGTTCTACAAATAATCTTCGGTGGCACTGTTCCATTTATTGGTGGTGACATTATTGGTACAATCACAGGTATCGTTGCAAAACTAGGTGCTCAAGGACTAGTTGGTTTAGTAGCGGCAGCTGTTTTATATAAGATCTTTAACAAGTAAAGTATTACTAACCTAAGATTATAAAGGGTAACTTTTAGTTACCCTTTTTTTTGATTCCTATTACTTGAGTAGGAGTGATATGAAACCTACAATTACTATGAAACCGAGCATACAATATTCTTTTGCTTCGGTTGTTGTTGGATTACATAGTTTCTCTACATAAGTCCTTTTACGTTGTACTTTATCCATAGTACACCTCCTTTGTATACACCTTTTTCATTTGGTGTAAAAGTATTTATATATGTTACATATTATTACAATAAATAAAAATTACTAAAATTCATACAATAGTAAATGAACGTACTAATTTTAACACCTGATAGTGTAGGATCAACTTTATTACAACGAACACTCACAATATATATGTTGCGTAAGGGATTTGATAAACCTTTAGTCAATTGTGGTGAACTCACAAATGGAATCATAAAATATTACAATCCTGATCTGGAAATGGAAATGTTAAAACACAATAGTGAAGGTAAGTATTATCAAACTTTAGATGAAATAGTCGATTTGTTGTCCAGTGTAGACCATTACAAAACTAATAGATTGGCACACTATCATATAGTAAGGAGAAATGATAGTATAAAAGATCAATTAAAACTATACGACTATCTCAATCAAAATTATTACATAATAAGTTGTAGAAGAAAGAACATTTTCGAATATGCATTAAGTTGGATTATCAAATCACACAGTAAAACTTTAAATGTTTACAACAGGGATGAAAAAACATCTAATTTTAATGATATATATAAAAATGGAATAATCGCAAACAGAGAAACTTTTGAATATAAACTTAAGGTATACAAAGAATACATAGAATGGGCAGATTCGCAGTTTGACGTACAAAATTGTTTCTATTATGAAGATTCTATTAATAGTCTAGAAGATTATATCTTAAAACTAGATTTTATGAACGGTCATAAAGACAATACATGGGAAGATATGTTTGGAATGTCATTTGATATTTGGAATAAAGTCCATAAAACAGTCGCAGATATTGAACTAATCAAAGACACAAAAGACACGATCAAAGTAAAAATACCAAAAATATTAGACAGTGATTGGGAAAAAATGAAAGGTATAGACTGGCCTAAAAGTTTACCGTTAGATTTGAATACAATCAATGATTTAGATAATAAAGATGTTGTTAATGAAATTACAACTAAAATTGAAACTATAGACACTGAAATTAATATTGATAAATTTAATTTTTTAAAAGAAAATATTAAACAATACAGATCAGTAATTGATATTCAAGAAGATTTAGTTACAAAAGGTTTTCTAGTATCACCATTACCAATTAAATTACAGACATTCCAAGAAAAGAAAAAAGTTATTAAAAACTACAATGAATGTATAGAATGGTATAACGAATGGGTAACCAAAAACAATTTTGGTGAAATTTACAAAGAAGAAAATTTTGAAGAATATTCTACTTTAGAAGAACAAAAACATAATAGTTTTGATAATCTTTTAAGTCACAAAGAATAAAAAACCCTCCGTAGAGGGTTTTTTAAAATGCTGGTCGAGCTATTTATTTATAGACCTGCGTCAATGTCGCCTGTATTCTTAAGTCTAATAGGAATATATATAAATTCAACTGCTTTAACTGGCTCGATTGCGATATCAACATACAATTCACTTCTATCAATTCTAGATGGAGTATTATTTGTATCGTCACATACTACTAAGTAGTCATATAAACCGCGCTTAGCAACTAAGTCATTACATATACCTTCAATAGCACCTTTAAGTTCATCGCGTGTTAATTTATCGTTTGGTTCAAAGATAAATTGTTTAGCAATTGACTCAACTTGTCCTCTTAAATATGCAACAAGTCTTGCTACGTTAATTCTATCCAATGCTGATCCAGACTTAGTAGTTTTGTTACCGTAGTTAACTAGTCCAGTACCTGGAATAAATGTTAGAGGATTGATATTGTTTTCATACAATGTATCCCTTGTGCCTATACGAACAGCTGTTTGTCTGAATTCACCTTCACCATCAATATAACCAATAGCACTAGCATTATCGATGTTACCACGTCTAGTACCTGCCGGTGCTAACCAAGGATATGAAATGTCATCACTTCTAATAATAGTTCTCAATGCCATATGTGAAGCTGGGACAACAATATCAGTACCTGTTAAGTCTGTTGTTTTACCTGCTGGATAAAACACACCTAGGTAATTGTCGTTAACATTAAGTCCATCACCAGTTACTGTTCCTAAACCACCGTTGTTTGTGGCAAAGTTTTGTAGTTCTGTTCCTGTCTCCGCTAGTCTTAATGGAGTATCACCAACTACAAATGCTGTATTGTTACGCTCGTTGTTAAGTGCAACCATGTTAGTCATTAATTCTGGATATCCAGGACAAGCAATTAAGTTATAAACTCTTTGCTCTTCTCTAACATCTGTATTAGTATCAATTGCCGCTTTAAGCGCACTTACAACAATACTACGTTGCGCGAGTCTACCCATATTAGCAGTACCGTCATCTTTTAATCCACTAGCATTAACCCAAGCATTCTTCTCTGATGGTAATGTACCTTCGAAGTCTAATGCGTTAAAGTAATTAAGTTGGAATTGTTTTACTGTGTAACCACTTCTACGTGTGTTCCATAGCAATGTTCCTGTTGGGTACAATGTGTGTTCTGGTGCATCTAGATCTAAGTAATTACTTGTAAGTAAAGATTTAATAGTTGGGATATCATCACTGATTGGATCGACTGTTCCATCTGTTCCCCATCTAGCATCTGCGAAAACAATACCGTTTTCAGTACTTTGATCAGCCGTATCAATTGTTACCCATTGATCAACACCGTCAACTGCTTCGTATCTCTTAATAATTGGAAAGTTTTCTAAGTCACTTGTATCAATCCATAGATCACCGTAAACAAGTGCAGTTTCATCACTCTGTTCAGTTGGTTCGGAAGCACTTACAATAGGTCCATTAGGACTTGTATTACTTAGATCGAAACCTCTGATATCGTTTGTAACATTTTGATATCCTTTCCAACCAGCACCATCATTGATCATAATATCAAATTCATCAATTGCTGAATAATACCAATATGTACCTTCTGCAGGATCTTGTCCTGGTGCAGTTGAACTAGCACTAAAACCTGTTTTGGTTGCAAGTACTTCCCAATTACTTAAAATTAAATCTGAATCGTTACCGTCTCTCACATTATCTAGAGAAGAACTAAATCCAGCGTCTGCTACTGGAGTTCCCGATGTATCTTTAAGTACAATTACACCACCTTGTGTATGTGTAATCTTGATAGCACCTGTTGTTGTTACTGCAGCAGTTATATTGTCAACACCTGCACCGTTAAAGTCACTTACAAAATCTTCTGCTGTAGTGCCACTTAGTACTACAGTAACAGCGTCACTAAGAACTGCATCGTTCTTTGCACTTGCTTGAATTGTGAATGTTTCTGTAGAAGTAAATGTTGGTGATGTGTCGTCGCCTGTAACAGTTGTTTCACCTGTTCCACTTCTTACTAAAACTTTTAATGTAGCTGTATCGTCATTTGAAATGTCATATTTTGCATATGTAGAGCCAGCTGGAATAGTTGACCCACCAGCAGATGAATCGAGTGCTTTATTTGCTGCTTGATCATTTACATAGATAGGACAACTTTGTGAAATAAAGCTTGCTGTTGCTGTGTCGTATTTTTTAATAACAATATTAGCACCGTTGTTAACACTTGTAGTCTTGATCCAGACAGAACCTGTAGGACGACCTGCATCCCAAGTACTGTGATCTGTTTGTCTCCAACCAGGATTTTGTGCATGTGAACTAACTCTGAAACATAGATTAGGGAAAGTTCCACCTAGTCCTGCACCAGTTCCATCTACAATGTAAGTTGTAAAGAAGTTCGCTGTTCCAGTTCCTGAACCAACTCCAGTTGCAATAAATTTTAATCCCACTGTATTACTTTCAGCACCGATAGCTGTAAAGTCTGTAGTACCTATTGTAGCAATTTCGTATTCTCTTCCAATAACAAAACTACCTGCTGTAGTTGTACCATTACTTGAATCAGGGCCAGCAAATAATTCAATCTTATTGTCTTTTTTAACTGCGGTTACACCTGTAGTTGCCGCCGAACCATTAATTGCTGTAATAACATCGTCGATTGTTGTTCCACCTGTTGCTGCTGTAGTTGTGCCATTGATTTGTAAAGTTTGTCCACTTGCAATCGTAAGTGTACTACTACTTGCACTTGTTTTTAATGGCCATGAATCATACCAATCTAGGTCTGGTGTAGTAGATGTATCACTGTTATCGCCTACAAGTACCCATACGTTATTTCTGTTTTTATAGTAAATTGGATTATTTGCGTTTATTGCTACTACTGCATAATCACCAATTGAACCTATACTTGATTTAGGTGCTCCACTAGCAACACCACCAGTCAAATCTGTTACGGTAGTAATTACAGTTGGAACTTTATTTGTAAATGCCTCTGTAGTTTGATTCCATTCAAAAATCCCCCAAGTTGTTTCTGAAGTATCTAACCAGTATGTACCTGCCGTTGGGTTACCTTCTGGTCTTACTGTAGTTGGTGTAAGTTCAGCTAAATCAATATCAGCACGTTGAACGTATGCTCTATTACTAACGCCCAATACACTGTATGCTGTTTGTAATCCGTATTCATTAAGTTCATAACCATGAATTGGTGTACCACCTGCAGTCTTATAAAAGAATGGGTTACCAAATGTGTTAACTAGTTCTCTCTGACTAGAAATTAAGTAAGTATTACCTACCGCCGATGCAACAGTTCCCGCCGCAGTGCCTGTACCTGCTCCGTTAATTTTGTTCTCAGCAGTCGCTATTAGAATGTATGGAACAGTTGCTCCTGACGCTGCTGGGTAAGCACTTTCGTCTACAACACTGATCTGTACACCTGGTGAAACTAATGCCATATTTTTCTCCTGTTAAAAATTCTTATAAAAATTTGTTATTACTATTTAGTTGTTTAGCAATAAAAATGCTGATTTAAATTTACCTTTGAAACCTTTGATATAAATAATTTTGTTAAATTTAGTACGAACTAAATAAAATTCCTTGAATATATAAAACAAAGGTACCTTTACATTATGTTATTAGAAACAAATTACAAAAAAGGAGACACAGTCTCTATAAAACTAACGAGTGGTGAAGAAATGGTTGCTAACTTAGTAGAAGAAAACGATACTGAAATTGTACTTAAAAAGCCAATGGTAATTGTTGCCGCACAACAAGGACTCGCATTAAGTCCATTTATGTTTAGTGCTAATCCAGATGCTAAAGTTAAATTAAAACAAGCAAACGTATTGTGTATTCTCAAAACTGTTGACGAATTAGGCAAACAATACACACAACAAACAACAGGTATCGTAACTTAATGCCGAGGAAAAAACAAGATCAACAAGAAAGAGCGATGTGTAGTTGTGGCAAACTTAAGGTTGCCATTAACTACAAAAAAGATGGTATAACACATTACCGTTCAACTTGTAGTGCTTGTACAAAAAAATTGGCGATCAAGAAAAAGAACCACTATCCAAACTATAACTTAAAAAGTAAATGTGAAAAATGTGGTTTTGTTC